AAACTACTTCCAGTCTTTAGCAGAAGCAGATGGTGCCTTAGTTAAGCCTATCCAAGCCAAGTTGAAAGATAACATGGGTAAAGATGAAGCTACACTAACTAATGGCGTAATCTTAGCTATGCCAGCTATGTCTCGTGGTCAAACCATGAATACCGTAACTTGGGTACTTACTTTTGAAAAGGTTGCTATGAATCGTGCATTCGGTAATGACAACCTAGAGATTGGTGAATCAATCTAAACAAACCAAACAAATTGCTCTATCCTTCTAGGATGGGGCTTTTTTATTTTAGGAGAATAAAATGTCATATACAGCTACAATAAAAGATGGTAGAGAAATTTATATACCTTCATGGAGTGTAGGCGTAGCCTTAGAAAACTTAACTTTAGCAGGTAAGTATCTAGGCACAGAAAATATTATTAACATAGCGGAATTAAATATAGCTTCTACTGTAGTGGCTATTATGGGTTCATCTGACCCTAAACAAGCAGCTAATCTAGTTAAGCACTTTATCTGTCAAGTTCGTATAGATAATCAAAAGATTACTCAAGAGACAATTGATGAAATGTTTGAAGAAAACTTAGGTGTAGTTGCAGAGTTATTCACTCATGTAATACATTCTCAATATTCATCTTTTTTCGACTTAGGCTTAGCAAAGGAACACTCCCCCGACAAATAGCCAGTGGGGAGACTAATACTTTACCCGTTGATTATAGTTCAATATACCCTGAACTTAATGGGTATTTTATTAGACCTTTGTTAGTAAATCCGCCTATGTGTTCTTTAAAAGAACTAAAGGATGGAACTTATACTATTTATGATTTAGAAATGATGCACCAGATAATTGAAATTAAACAACATATGAATTAATAGGAGACATTATGTCTAGTAACTACTTAGGTGATGACCTAGATGGTGACATCTATGGAGATAGTGAAAATGAAGAATTATCTGGCTTAACCATCATTGGTTCAGAAGAACATGAAGGACTTTCACCAGAAGACTCATTACTAGAAGAGTATGGCACATTAACTAATATGGAGAATGCCTACCGAGACTTGAGAGAAGAAGTAGTAGGTAGAGTCAATCAAGAACAAGAAGGCATGATGACTGCAAGAGATTTGCAGCTAAGTCGTATGTCTCGTGTATCTCCTAATGTACAAGCTGGTATACGTGGATTGCTAAGTGGAGAGTTTGTTCCTTCTGGAGTAGACCCTTTACAGATAGCGGCAGTAGTAGAAGAGTTTGAAGATGTCACTGGTATGAAAGGTAAAGACTTTGCCAGAGAAATGAAAGGTGAAGACTTCCCAAGAGGTATACCATTTCCTAATTCAAAGACTGACGTATCTATAGCTTTAAGTATGTTAGGTAAGACCGCTGGGGAGTATTTAGACAAAGGTGCAGGTAGTCAATTAGCTGGTCACACGTTAAGCCAAGAAAAGCAAATGAAGGCTGATGAAGAGTTAAAGCTAGCTATGACTCATGTAAAAGATATAGCCTCTGTCTATGTACACGAAGAAACTATAGGGTCTACTATACAGGGTGTAAGACAGTTAGGGTTAGAAGAAGCTATTACTAAAAGGTTCATGGATAGTACCATGAGCGCACATAGTAAAGCATTATTACCTTTGCCTAATGAAACTGGCATAACTGGTATAAAACCTACAATGGCTGGTAAGGGAAACACAGCTTTAGATAGGCTACAGTTTGGCTTTAGTGAAGTAGCTTTAGCTAATGAAAAGCTACCTGTAGATGAAAGGTCTAAAGAGTATTGGGATGAAAAGCCAAGCTTACGTAATTCTTTATTTCCTATTGGTAAATCTCCTTATGGATATGGTACACCTGAAAATGCTAAATGGTTTGCTAATGCTAAGGCTGAACAAACACGCAAGATGGATTTGTATCAAGAGAAAGCTGAGTTTGCTGCCAGAGTTCTTAGGGAGCAGATGCCAACATTAAGGGATGAAACAGAAGGTAGAGGACGGTCACGTGGCTTTGATGCTAACCAAGAAGAACAACGTAACTTAGATAATGCTCGTAATGAGGCTTTCTTGCTTGACCTAAGTTTAGATAGACCAGAAGCTATACCTATGTCTAATGAACAAATAGAAAGACATGGTAAAGGTTCTCAACAAGGTGGGTTATATGGAGAGAAAGAGTTATCAGAATCTCAAATATTTGTTGAAGGTTATCTTGAAAGTGAGACAGAAGAAAGTCAGAAAGCTAGCAAGTTAGATTCATTATTAAAGCTATCGGAGTCTCGTGAGTTAACTGACCAAGAAGCTTACCAGTTACGAGTATTACAAAACCCAATGCCTAAACAGGGTTCACCTGAATGGCTTGCTCAACGTAAAGGTAATATTACTGGCTCTATAGCTAAGACTTTAACAATGGGCAGAGGCTCAGAGCGCATGGCAGTTGAGCTAGCTAAAGAAAGGCTAGGCACTGCCGATGCTTTTAAAGGTAATGCTTTTACTCGTGAGGGTAATGAGTCAGAAGATAAAGCTGTTGAAAGCTTCTTAGCTGGAGAAGGTAAAAATTTAAGTTTTGAAGAAGCCTTCTTTGAATCTAAACATAAAGGTTTTGGTGCTTCACCAGATGGTAGGTTGTTTGATAAAACTACTGGCAAAAGTGCTGGATTGTTAGAGATTAAGAACTTTAATACTAAAGGCATGAAAACTGCACTTGCTGATACTATGGTGCAAATGCAAATGCAAATGATGGAGACAGGAGAGAAACAAACTCACTTCTATGCTCTTAATAAATACACTGGTGAATCTTTCTACGAACTAGTAGAAGAAGACTCTGATATGCAAGCTGAGATTTTAGCTGCTGGTGAAGAGGCTCAAGAGATTGCTGCTAGTCTTGACAACAGAGGGGTATACGCTTTGGCAGAAGATGTTAAGGGCGCAAGAAAGCCACGTAAGAAGAATCAAGGCAAAGGTCAGGAAGAAGCTTTCAAGGAAGAAGTTGATGTACAAGAACCTATGAAAGCATTTAGTCCTGATGGTAGAAAATATAGTAAGAAACCTACTAAGTCTACCTATGCTAAAGATAAAGAAGAAGAAGTAAGTACTGCCCAACCTGATGGAGAAATCAACAATGACCAGAAGACTTCGAACAAAGAAGAAACTAAGAAGGCAGTTGAAGCAGCGGCAGGTAGCCCGAAAGCTGATTACTTCTCAGGTGGCGGAGGTAAAAGAGGTAGTGCTGGTAGGATTCTAAACCATGTTCCTAGAGAGGGTTGGAAGAAGCCGCCACCGCCTAGTAATGGTGGCAATGACGATGAACTTAATGAAGCTTCTGAGTCATTACAGAACTTCTCAGAAAATGTAAAGAAAGCTACAAGTACTTTACAAAAGATAGCTAAGATAACTATGGCTACTGTAAACGAAGAAATGGATGCAGTACAGTTAGGAGCTAAAGCAGGTATTGAAGCTAACCAAGCAAGGGGTTTAAGTGACGCCTTAATGGAGTCTGGCTTAGATAAGTCAGGAGCTACATCAACTATATTGTCGGCTGGCAGTCAAGTAAGTATTTACAAGAATGAAATAACAGCAGCTAAAGAAACAGCTAGAATACAAACAGCTATTGCTGCATCTAGTTCAGACAATGTAAAAGGCTTAGACGTAACTGGCTTGTATGCTAATCGAGAGTCTATGGACGCTCAAAGTTACATAGCTCAATCTCAAGAAATAATGAGAGGTCTTAATCCTAGAGACAGAGCGCAGGTAGCTGGAATATTAAACGTTCCTGAGCTTACTGTTTCAGATGCAACTGCTGAAACACTAGCGACTGCTCGTGGTGATGTTGATGAAGCTTCAATGAGGAAAGTTGACTCTGCTATAAAAGATTTAGTACATGACTTCCGTGACTTGAAAGCTGATGTAGTAGAGGGTGCAAGTAGTTTAGTAGGTGAAGAAAACTTCGGTACTGGTACTGCTGCTGTATCAATAGCTGCACCTGCTGTCGGTGCTGGAGTAAGCTACTTAGCTGGCAAGAAAGCTCAATCTATAATGAGTTCTGCTAAGACTAAAGTAGGTACAGCAGAAGCTCTGAAAGGAGCTAAGCCTAGTAACTTTGCTAGTAAAGCTATGAGCAATCTCAAGAACGTAGGTGGTAAGGTAGCTGGGCCACTAGCTGTTGCTTACACTGTCGGAGACTTTGCTATGGATGCAGTAGATGAATTTAGTGCATCAATGTTTGGTACTGAACGTAATGAAGTTAACCAAGCAAAGAAAGATGCAAGAGATTCTATGTTCAGTGGAGATTGGAGAGCTGGAACTATATGGGAAGAGGACGTAGCAAAAGATGCTGTTCCCGCTACTGATATAGGTCATATGAAAGCTGTTGGTATAGAAACTGCTGAAAGTAAAACTACTAATGTTGATGTTAATGTTGAGGTTAATCCTGAACTAGTAAGAACAGCAGTAGATGTAGATGGCGACTTAAATATAGATGAAGAAACAGGTATAGGCACAGGAGGATAATATGGCACTAAGTAAATTTGGACAGTACGTAAATATTAAAGTTACTGACAAGAAAGGTGCGGTAGTATTTGAATCAGATGACCTACGCATTGATTTTGACATTAGGCATATCAATGGCTTCACTAGAGCTAAGTTCAGTCTGTACAACTTACTAGAAACTACTGTAGGCAATTTATCTACAGGTGAGAAGTACGTAACATTAAGTACAGGCTTACATGATAGAGAACCTACAGTAATAGCTAACCAGTTATATATAAGTAATGCATTAGAAGAGAAGAAAGTACCTGATACTATTTTCTCTATGTATTGCTATTCTAAGCTTTATAAATTGTACTTACAAAAGCCTATAGAAATATATGTAAAATCACCCACTGTTAAGAAGTCTATAGAAAGTATTCTTAATGAAGTAGGCTTCTCAGGTAAGATAATATATAAGACTTTTCCAGAAGAGGTTTTAAATTACGTACCTGACAAAGATAGTGCTAAACATACAGGCTCAGCAATAACTTGTCTTGAGAGACTAGCTAGTCAATACCAATTTAATTTCTACACAGAAGGTGATAATATAGTAATAGTATATAAGCCTGATGCAAAGAATGTATCTGGTACTGACCTTAGAAGTAGTCCTGACCAAATAGTATTAGATACTAGGAACATGAGGACTAATCCTAAACTTGGCCCTGCCACTATATCAGTACATGCAAACTTAGATGAAAAGATAAGACCTAGTAGTATCGTAAATATCACTAAGTTGCTTACTGCTGGAACTAGTGTAGATGAAGAAGCACTACAAATAGCTAGCAAGTTATTAGCAGATTCGGTGGCTGGTGCAGCAACATACCAAGTACTATCAGTGCAGCATAAAGGCTCTAACTATAGCAAGGAATGGAGTACGCATGTATTTGGCTCGAATCCAACAGAAGGTACTGACATGCCTGTTAACACTTGGTTTAATTAGGAAGAATTATGGCTAAACCTGATAAAGCTCAAATTACTTTTAAAGTAAATGGGCAAGAATCTGTATTGAGGTTTCACTCAGTTATCTCAGAAGAACATGAAACAACCTCTGAGATAACTAAGTATCCTACACAAGCAGGGTTTGTGGTAAGCAATACAGCAATAAAGAAGAATAGAAAAATTACTATATCTGGCATTGTAACTAATACAGTTATAGAAACATCTATGGAGAATCATCAATACAGTACTAATAATGCTAGATGGATGTTTGATGTTTTAAGAACTTTAATGAGACAAAGCATACCTTGTGATGTAGTAACTAACTTGGGAGTTTACACACCTGTTATATTTAATAGGTTTAAGACCAAGCAAGCAGAAGGCATGACAGATGCAATGATGTTTACTATTATGGGCGAAGAGATTCAGGTTAGTGAAAGTACTAACAACACTACACCTATACCTTTAATATTTAATCCTATCTCACCAGAAGAGAGACAGGCAGAAATAGATAAGTTATTAGCTAATAGTGTAGTAGTGCAAGACTATCAAGAAATATCTGTAGCTAATGTAAACATAGGTGAAAGTTTTGTAATAGATACTTTTGCTACTAATGGCAAGCCTATACAAGTAACTTACGAATTCAGAAGTTTTGATGCTGCTACAGGCAAACATAACTACACTGTTCACACTACTGATACAGAGCTAGTAGAAGCCTCAGATGCAAATAGTCTAAGTATGATTTCTGTATTAATAGAAGAAGCTAATGAGTTACTAGAAGGGGTGGACATAGCTGCTGGAGCAAATACTGCTTCTGCCTGTTTAGTAGATGGATTAGAAGGTCTAGTGAATGACCTTGTAGAAGATACTATTAACACAGCTATGGGAGAGTTAACTGAGTCAATATATGGTGCTATAGAGGATAACTTTGGATTCACTAGTGGTAGTGAGTTTGGTGAACTTCTTATAGGACTTGCTGTTGATTGTTGTGTAGCTGGTGCCATTGGTGCTGTTGACCCTAGTTTAGTGGACGAAGATGACTTCAATGATAATGACTTAATAACTGTTGATGACGCTGTAAGACAAGCAGCTAGTATAGGGGATGAAACTATCTCAGGTGCTATAGGGAGAGTAGCTCCTACTACATTAACCAAAATAACAAGTGGTACTAATAATACTACTTTCTTAGGAGACTTAATCTAATGTTTAATACTGAAATGTATTCTATAATGTTTCCAGCTAGGATAGTTGAGTTCTTTCCTGAGACTTGTACAGCAAGCGTTTTAATATGCGCTGAAAGATGTGCACAAGATTCAGAAGAAACTAACCAAGTTATAGAGAGAAAACCAATAGAAGAAGTACCTGTTCATATGCCTCAAGGTGGTGGATGGTCTTTAACTGCACCTGTAAAGGTAGGTGATACTTGTATGATATGTTTCAGTCAAGTTGGATATGACCACTGGTTCTACAAAGATAATGATACTGCTGGACTACTAGCTGCTATACCTAAGCCTCACTTAAAGCGTAAGTTTAGTGAAGATGATGGCTTTTGTTTCGTAGGGTTTAATCCTTTAACAAGAACTATAAAAGAGTATAGCGCAGATAATCTAGAGCTTAGGAATGAAGATAGAACACAATTTATATCATTAGATGCTGGTGGAGATATTAATATTGAAACTAACAAAGATGTAAATATTGTATGTGAATCAGCTACGGTTACAGCTAATACTAAAGTAACAGTAACGTCACCAGATGTAGAAGTAGTAGCTAGTACTAAAGTAACTTTGACTACTCCATTAGTTGAAATGTCTGGCAGCTTAACAGTGTCGGGTGATGTAGATTGTAATGGCACTGTAACAGGCATGACTGATTGTGTAGGTGGTGGTAAGTCATTGAAAGACCATACTCATATAGGTTCGCCTACAGCTCCAGTTGGTAAAGTATCTCCAACAGGTAAACCAGAATAGGAACTATTATGCAAATAGCTTTAAGCAAGAGTGGCGATATTATAAAAGGAGAGAATGGTGGCATACTTAGAGTAGATAAAGGTAGGTATGTTATACAGTCTCTTCAATCAAAACTTAAAACAAGATTAGGCGAATGGTTATTAGACCCTAGCTTGGGATTTATAAACTTAGATGATTATGTGAAGAACCCTAATTTGTATAACATAGAGATTAGGGCACAACAAATTATACTAGAAACTGAGGGAGTCCTTAGTTTAGATTCTATTAGTTTAGAATTAACTAAGAGAGTCCTTTATCTTAGTTTCACAGCAACTACAATATACGGAAGCATTGACTTGACAGTGCCTTGGGAGTTATAAATGGCTGGATTAACCAGAGACGGGTTTGTACCCAAAACATTTGAAGAAATACAAACTAGCATAAGAGCTAGACTAGAAGTATTTAATGAAGGCTTTGACTTCTCACCTACTTCACCAGATGGACAACTGATAGATATTATGTCTTTAGAGTTATCCTTAGCTTGGAGCGAACTATCTCTAGTCTACAAGTCTTATGACCCTAATCAAGCTATTGGGGCAGGACTTAGAAATATAGGTTTAATTACTGGCTTACCAAGAGGGGCAGCTACTCGTAGTCAAGCTTCTATAGAATTGACAGGTGTTGCAGATACAGTAGT